TGTCATATCATTCCTATTATATATGTGTTTTATTATATTTTATCAGATTGTTATATTAACCTTGTACCCTGCCTTCTCCACCAGGATTTCGTCCTGTTGGAGTTGCGGTAGAGTCTGTTGCGTTATTTGTTCTTTCTTGATCTCTTCTTCTAGTTCCTGCCATTTGAGCATTCTGTTCAGCACGTTGTTGAGGGGTCATAGCAACAGGGCTATCTCCTTGCGGAGTAATAGGTAGCCCAAGTCTTGGTCTTACATCATTTGGAGTAATTACCTGTGCTCTTAGGTATCTCTCATCAATCTGACTTTGCGTATTTTCGTCAGTTAATGTAAGTTCATTAAACTTAAATTTTAGAACATCTGTTTGTTCTTTAATAATCTTATTAATTGTTTTTTCTAAGTTTTTCTGTGCTGGTCTAGCAACCTGTTCCTTAAACGTTCTATCAGATGCTAAAGCCGCTGCAATGGACATTCCTTGACCAGATCCAACCTTTGAAATTGGAACCTGATGTGCCATCAAAATATCGTTTGTATTTGATTCACGATACTTTGTAAATGATCCTTCTTGAATTCCATTCTCAACAGCTTCCATTTTAAATTCAACTTTATTATCTGGAGTATCTCCAGGAAGTGGAATAAACAATGTTCTATGATTTTGTCCACGAAGACCAGATTGTAAGAATCTAAACAACTTATCTTCTGAGTCTGAAGAAAGTTTTGCACCCTTTAGTGTAACGACATATCTTGGTACCGCTTTATTTTCAAAGTAATCAATGTTATATTTTGCAGCCAACTGATCTCCAACCATTGAAGTTGCAGCAGATACTGAATCTGGAACGCCATAGTATGTGTTCTTTGGGCTGTATTTTTTAATATGAATTAATTCATTTGGCCTTGTATCGTTTGTTACTGGATTTGTAGTTTTTGTATCTTGGAAGTTTTTAAAGAATACTGCCTTTTGATTTACAATCTGAACATACCCATCACGAAGTCTACGAACACGAATTGTAGTTGCTGGGATATGACCAATATAGCCAATCTCTCCAGTTACTTTTCTGCCAACTTCAATATATCCATTTCCAGTTGACTCATAGTCTGTAAAAGCCTTTTCAATTACATGTGTAAATGTGTCTTCATCATTTAATCCCTCTAGCCATTCAGCAAGATCTGTCTTTAATCTTTCTACCTTTCTTTGAGCACGAGCTCTTTGATCAGCATCTTCCATTTCTTCAATTCTTTGCTTTACTGAATCTGACATAATAAAGTTATAACCAAGACCAACAGTGTTTGCTACCTTAGCATTAACTGCAGCGTGGTTAGCAAATGAGTTATCGTAGAAGTATGCAAGTTCGTCTAAGTTATATGGTGGTAGTACTACGTCAAAAAGACCATAGGCTGTAGTAATATCTCTTTCTGGGAAAAGCTGTTTAGAGCCTGTATTATCTTGGCCCATATAGGCCTTGTTCATTCTTGAGATTCTACGCTTGAAGTTTGCGTCTAATCCATCAAAGCTTTTTACAAGTTCTATGTCAGATGAGAATGGGTCAAATTTTTCAACATTCTTTTCTGGCATTCTATCTAATTTTGCAAATGTTTTATCTTCAGTCATCGCCATGCACCTTTAATCCTTTTGCTGCGTCTGCCCAAGCACCTGTATCAAACTCAGATGCAATTAATCCATTCTTCATTCTGTCTACCTGAACTGAGTGTTCTTCATCAGAAATTCTAGTTACTCCAGCCATAAAGACTGCCTTTCCTGGTCCAGCACCATAGTAAGATGCTGCTTGTGTAATTCTATTGATTGCTTGAATATCATATTTTCTGGCAGGAATGTTCATGAAATTTCCCTCTCCATCGCCAAAAATTTTACCTGTTTCCATTTTCCAAACATATAATCCATACTCTGCGTCTGGCTCTATTACTTTTACTCTTGGCTTGTTTGGCAACTTTTTAATCATATCTTCATAATCCATGACATGATTATACCATATTAAATAGGTTTGTACTCAAAAGTGTTCCACTCTGCGTCATTTAATATCTTTACACTGTCAAAATCTACATTTAGTATGTCACTATCGTCACCAATTATGTAAGAAAGTCCGCCATAAGTATTAAATATGTTTTCTCCATCAACTGACAATATGGTTACAGGAATAATGTTTTGATTCAATATTTCTGCCCATGTTTGATCAGTTATTTCCCAAGTTCCTGAAATAATGTCTTCCCAGGCATCTGTAATTGTTAAGTTTATCTTAACTTCATTTATATCTGAGAATATAGATACATTGTTTACTCTAAATCCATAATACATTTCCAATTGTCCAGAAAATCCCTCAAAATTTCCAGGACTTATTTCTCTAAAGAATGCTAAAGAGTTGTCTTCAACCTCAACTGGATCATCTACAAATTGACTATTATCCTGTAAAGATATAATTATTGAGTTCCATTTAAATGGTCTTATTATTGGATTTGACACCTCTTTGCCATTTAAAAAGAATTTTACACCTACAACATCTTGATTATTTTCAGCATCTAATAGTCTTATCTTTGCTCTTTTTTGTCCAGTTTCTGGTGTTATGTAAATAAGGTATTCTTTTACATCATTATAAAATTTTCCAATTACCCTTTCTTCAGGGAAGTAGTCGTATTCGTTAAACATCATATACATCTGAAGACCAACCATTTTAAAGTCTGATCTTAAATTTTCGTTAATTGGAAAAGAAACCCCGTTTACTATACTACCACTTTCCATTGGAAGAGTTAAAACTCCACTATCTCCTGAAATATATAAGTATGATGATGACTCATGATTTATAGATACTGGCGTTTTTGACTTATAGACATATTCATCATTTAACTTTGAAATTGGGTTAATACTTCTTCCAGTTGGGGTTCCAATTCTATATAGCTCTGTTTCATCAAATGACGCTGAGGAAAATGACATTGTTTTAACAGTTAGATTTTCAGTATTTATACCTTTTGAAGAAATCATTAGATGCGTTGTAATATAGTAGTCGTTAAAGTCAACACCATCTTTTGGTGGAAATATAACTGTTGCATCAGATATTTCAAACTTTGTATTATTGAATCCAGACTGGTTGTCAAAATCTAGCACTCTAGAATTTCCAATAAATACGTCATTTGTATAGTTGACGTATGGAATTGTTCCAACCTCTTCTTTTTCTTGAAGTGTAACATATGCTTTAACTGACATATTATTATGGTATTGAATTGAGTCATCAGTATCTCTTGAATAAAATGTATCTGGAACATCTATATTAAACTGAATTAAATCTACATCATATTGCCTTGTTCCATCTTCCATATTTATATACTTTCCAAAATATGTCATTGGAACTGAGGCCTCCCAATATCCACTGGCAGCAACATCAAGATAGACTGTGGTATTACTAATTTTTGGCAGCAGTGTATATGATCCAATATACGAATACATATTTTCAGACACTACAGCAAATCCATCAGTATCAAACATATTTGCATTTTTTTCAGTAAAGAATTTATTATTTAATGTTAATGAAAATATCTTTCCAGTAAACGTGGCACCACTAACTCCTGCAAAGTTTAGGGAAACATTGTCAAGGTTTGAAAAGAATTGTGCGGTATCTGGATTATTTTCTACAATTGTATCTATACTAAAGCCAACAATTATTTCAGATTCTGGTAGCACTTCTACAGACTTAATTATGTCATTATTATAAATATACTGAAGACTTCCAGAGTCTATCTTTGCTTCAAAATAGTTTGTATTAATGCTATTAGAAATATAAAGAATTGATTGATAGCTATTTACGTCTACCCCAGTTTTTAGGATAGAATATATTGACTTTGTTGTATATCCATTTTTATTTATTTTTGAAAAGTATATAGTTCCATCGGTATTTTCAAAATTACTTACAGCACTCATTGATATAAATGGATAAGCCTCATCTTGAATATCAAAATTATTATATTCAAAATCTGACCATAGTAGACTAGCTTCACCCTGACTTAGAGTATTTGAGGTATCTGTAAAAATTAATTCTGGTAATGGTAAGTCTGGTAGCGAAAGACCATTAGAAGTAACCTTTAAGTTATTTGAGTATCCATTTGTCCATGGTGTTCTGTCTGGATAAGATATTGTTGAGCTATATCCAGAATATTTAAAGTCAACATATGTTAAGTCTCCACCAAGAGATGCCATAATACTATCTTGGCTCTCTACCCCTTGTCCATAAACAAATCTTCTTTTTGCAATCTGTTCAGTAATAATATATGGAAATACTGAAAATACGTCAATTTCAAATGGATTGGTTTTGTGATGACCAAAAAATCCTAGGAAGTCTTGATCTGAATTCAAAAATGTTTCTATATCTAGAGAATCAATTTGAATTGATATTACCTTTTCTCCATTTATCATTAGGTATATCTCAGATAATGTTTGACCAAAATGTATTAGCATTGGTCTATACCATTGTCCAACAAAGTATGACTTCACATATTTTCCAACCTTTACGGTTATAAATTCCCCACCAACATATAGTCCATCATTAGATCCAAGTGGTCCAAATATTTTTACAGGTATTGTAGACTCATTATTTATCTTCATCCAAAACTCTGCAGTTCTATTTGAATATATTCCAGATTTATTTAAAAATCCATTTCCTGGAAAAATTAAAGATGGAACATAGAGCTGTTCTTCAAGAGTTGAATAGATTCCTCCATCTATTGTTGAAGTATAGGATGAACTTGAACTTCCCCCATCAACTATCTCTTCAAAACTTTCTGTTGAATACTCTCCAGCATTTAAAACTCCTTCAAATGGGTCAGAGGTGTCTTTGGCTAAAATAGATATATTATTTCTTGATCCATAAACCATTGGCAAACCAGTAGTCTCAATTAAAAGTCTGTTATTATACTGTACTGCATAAGCACTATTTCCATTATTAAAACCATACTGATCTAAGCTAATAAAATTTACAGTACTTTGACTTACCCCTATTAGTTCTGCAATATTTGCTGGAAGCTGTCCTTCAATTTGAACACCAGTATCAAAAGAATTAAAAGGCTCTGACCATTGTCCAACTGAAACACCAGAAACATATATTGAAGAGTTTTCCTCCCCAGAACCAGCAAGTGGGTCGTAGTTTACCTTAAATAATAGCTGTATATCTTCAAATTCAACAACATCTGCGGTATGCTCAATTTTTATCCACCTATCCTTTGACAGTGATGAATAGGTTTTTGTATATTCTGTACCATCTATCAAAAATCCTACAACAATACTTGAGACAAGGGTAGCTGATGGTATGTTTACGTTTAAGTTAAAACAAACGCTATCCTTTAATACATCTAGGCTTTCATACTGTATAACTGATGAAAGAGTTTGCAAGTAACTTATAGATGACGATGTTCTATATATTTTTGATACTGGAGAGTCTTCAATTGGATTTTGAGATGGAGCATTAAAAGAAACTGAATATGATGCATTATATGGTGTCCAGTTTGTATTTGTTATGTTTTTTTCAGACTCTGGAATTAATGATACAAAGTTTACATTCTCATCTATAGCCCACAAAGCTAAAGGATGCTCAGCAAATACTTTTGAAGCATAAAGATTTGAACTTTTGTAAGACATGGAGTACCTCTAGACTATTTTATCACAAATAGCCTTAGTTACCTGCAATATCTACAATCTCACAATATCCAGCAACACAAGAAAGTTCTTGGCTTCCAGTTGTTCCATCTGTTGTCTCATATAAAGAAAGCATATCCCAACGAATAGTATCAGGCATCTTTTTGACATACTCTTCATACTCTTCTTTTGTAATCTCTTGGTATGGTGCTTGTTTATATGAGTGCTCAACTGCTGGTAAGAAAGATACTCCACCAATTGAATCAAAGTTATCATATACCCATGCACCAACACCCATCCATTCATGTTCGTGAACATTGATAGTCACTGAAGGATTATGTTCTGTCCAGTTTGTTCTATATGTCTTCCACATTTCAAGGTGATCAATAGCAGTTAAGTCTTTTGTAAGAACTGCATTCTTTGGAGCCTTGATTGGGAAGTAGAAAACAGTAGTAGCTTCTGGCTTCATCACATCTGGTTCAAATGGAACTCCAGAATCTTTTAAGAACTGTGTCAGAGGATCCTTATTGTCTGCTCTAACGCTTCTAATGTAGTATTCTGAATACCATGGGTGGATGCCAGAAGATACCCCAGTAAGCTGAGAAACGGTTCCTGACGGCTTTACACAGGTAATTGATACTGAAGGATTAATATTTAAATTCTTTGCCTCATTTTTATTTGTTAAAACTGATAGGTCTCTCATGTCATTTAATAGATCAACTAGACTATCATTGTTTGTGGCAGTTAATTTATTTCCATAGATACCTGTTAAAGATACGCCAAGAAGTCTTTCTTCTTCACAGTTATCTTTCCATGATTTTCTTATGTACTTAAAGTTTGTAAGGGTTGATTGCCATGTTCCCAAAATTGTAGCAAGTCTTACTTTTTCAAGAAGATCTTCTCTGCTGTCAGATGCTTCAATTACAACCTCTGTAAGATTACAGAATTCGTTTGGACGAAGTAAAATTTCTCCACAAGGATTTGTACCTGCAACTAGCGAAGAATCTCTACGACCAAATTTATCAATATGCTTACGAACACTATCCATATTAAAAATACCACGTTCACCAGATTTTGATTCGTATAGATTACGCCACTCACGAAGGAACTGTGCAGTATTTGGTTTTGTATTGTAAACAGCAGAGTTATTTGCTAATGCTCTTTGACCGTTTCCTTCCCACCACTGACCACTCTTTGCCTTTGCCATTTCAAAATCATCAAGATTTGATAAAGAAATAAGAGCACTTCTTCTTACTCCACCAACTACAACAACTTCTCCAATCTTACACATAATGTCATGTGCTTCAATTGGTTTTAACTTACGACCTGCAGCCATTTTAAATGTTTCAATTGTAAATTTAAATAGATCATTTAATGGCTCTGGTCCTGAAGCACGACCACCAAAAGTTTTTAGTCTTGCTCCAGCAGGACGCACCTTTGACATATCCCAGTTTGGAATTTGACCTTGATAAAGTAGTGCAATTAACTCTTTGTATGCCTTGGCCCAACCAAGCTTTGAGTCATCAACAACAATTGTTGTATCTGTTGGATGAAACTCTTCTGAGATTGCTGGAAGTGCATTTGTATATTTTTGCTCAACGCTAAATCCAACACCTGTTCCATTCATTAGAATATACATTGCTTCGTCAAAAGCACGAGGGCTATCAACTGCAATAAATGAACAGTTGTATGCTGCAATATGATCACGTTCTAATGCTGGACCTGCAGTCATCAATGCTCTCATTGACGGCATAATCTTATGATTTAAGATAGCTTCTTTTACTTCATTGAATATTTTTGCATTTGGACTATAACCATAGTTTAGTACCAAATGATCTTTCATAAAGTTTGTATACCTGTCAACAGTTTCCTGCCAGGTTTCTCTACGATTTTCATTTTCAATCCAACGAGCATATCTTGAAATATGAATAAAATTACGATATGGATCTGTAATAGATCCGTTTGAGTCAATAAACGACATTATGTGATGCACACCCTTTATCTGATAAAATAGAATAGTTATATTCTACACTAGTATTAAAGGTTGGTCAAATGGAAATATCTATACAAGAGGTTCATAGTTATCTTAATCTTGTAAATGAAGGTAGGGCAGATAAAATTAACTGTCCACTTAATGAGACAGATATTATAATAACTAAATTAGATGAAAATGATAAAGTTTATTTTCAATGTTTATCTTGCAAAACAACTTTTTATCCAGGAATCAACTTAATTCAAAAAATTAAAAAGTATTTGGCTGCTGAATTATTTCTTAAACAACAATTTTGAATTACTTGTTGGCTCTTGAACAAACTTTCTATCAATAAATCTTTTTTCCCCAGACTTTTTCTTACTTGAAAATGTATCAAATACTGTTCCAGGATTAAGATAGGAAACAATTCCTTGACCAATTATTGTTGCATATATTTCTTCATCAAATTCTCTTGAGTCATTAGTTAAATTAATAACAAGAGTTGGACATTTAAACTGCTCGTCATACTGCTCTCTTGGCATTGACTTTTTAGAAAGAGGTCTTGTCTTAACTTCTGCTTTTGAACATTGATAATATATCTTTGAGCAAAGCTCTTCTAGACCCTCTTGATTATTATAATAATATGCATTAAATCTTTCTTCTGCTGGATATGCAGGTATTTTTAAACTAATACAAAAGTCTGCATTTTGCTCTTTGACAGATACATTATGAACTGTCATATTTCTTATATAAGTTTGTAATATTTTTCCAGTAGTTTCAGATAGTTCGTCATATTTGATAAATATATTTGCCATATTTATATTATAACATCTTGATTTTTTCTAGCACTTCTGCCCATTCAAGACCACGCTGAGTCATTGAAAACTTACTCTTTAGATTCTCAAGATTCTTTTCTTTTTCTTCTTTTCTTACTTTTGGATCTAATAATTCTTCCATATGCCCAATCCATTCCTGTGGAGTATTTGCAGTTCTACCAACCCCACCTTCTTCAAGCAATCTATATTCTGGAAGACCACTTGCTATAAATGGAACTCCAGCTGCTGCATACTCCATACCTTTCAAATATGACTTGGCATGATTAAATGGAACATCTCTAAGTGGAACAATTCCAACATCAATCTTTTTTGAATATAGTTCTGGAACACCAAGCATAGTCTTCATTGGCTCATCACTTGAAATATTTTTATCAACACCTGCTTGAACATATGCCTTTGGAGCATTTTTTATTGAACCTGCATGATGAAACTTCAGATGTCTAGTTCTTAAAAATTGACCAAAATACGGATTTAGTATTTCTAAGTCCCCAGATCTCCATGGAGTTGCACCAACCCATCCAAACGTTGGAAGCCTTCCTTTGTGATCATTATGAATTGGCCATCTATCAATATCAATACCATTTCTAACTAAAAATATAGGCTTTTCTGGATATTTATTTTTGTAAAAATCAAATAGGAATGGAGTAGAGGTAATTAATGCATCTGCTTGATCCATAATTGCAACATAATGCTTTCTATTATTATTTGGATTTGAAGATGGATCAGTTGTCTTATATGCAAGATTTGTTTCTTCTAATCCTTCCATATGATCATCAATATCAACAACTATCTTTTGTCCAAGTTCTTTTGATATTCTTACCTGATCAATAAATCTTTCTAGCATTATTAATTTTAATACTACTATTTCCCAACCATGAATTGCTTTTTGATCTGGTATAAGTATTCCAAGACCATGTTCTGGATTAAATCCTGGAATACCAATACCAGTCTCCCAACCATTTTTTGATAACTCCTTCATTGGAAGGTAGCATCTATACCATGCACAACCATTAGGTTGTAATGGCTTGACACCAAATGTCCAGTCATAAGTTAAAAATGAAACGGTTGGCTTAGACATTACTTTTTGCTTGTCTTCTTTGCGGTAGCTTTCTTTGCTGGGGCTTTCTTTGCTGGTGTCTTTTTAGCAACACTCTTTACTGCCTTAACAACTTCTTCAGCAACTTGTTCAGGTGTTGAATTTCCTGAAATTTTACCAAATGCAACATCATTCTTGTTAAAGTAACGAATTGCAACTGGTGCTACTGCTGCAACAAATGCATTAAGATATTGATATGCATCTGTTACACCTGCTAAATATAGTGCAATTACTGCACCTAGAAATGAACGACCATAAGACTGCAACATTGCATTCTGTTCTGGTGTTAGCTGTACCATCTTTTCTCCAATCTATAGTACACAAAGTTATTATATATTAAAACTTTTAAATTGTCAAATATTATTCTTTATAAGTTGCATCTATTTTTACTTCTCCCCATTTTCCTATTGGACATGTGGCATGAGGCAATCTTGTTTTTGCCTCCATAAAACAGCCACACTTTGTGCACTGTTTTGTTAGTTTTATTAGATGTGGACATTCAATACATATTGACATTCTATCTTTTTGAATATCGTCTTCAACCTTTTTAATATTTTTATTAAATAAATCCCAAGGTCTTGCTGGTTTATTCTCTGACATAACTACCTACTTAAAACTCTTCTTGGTCCACCAATTTCTTTTATATGTATTGAAAGGTGGATTCATTATTTTAAATTGATCAACTGGTTCATTATATTCTATATCATCAATTACCTTTGATTCCCAGCTTTCTCTTTTAAAAGGAATTATTTGAATAATTGGAGTGCCTTTAGGAATAACTCCATTAAATCCCTTTTTAATTACAAATGGAAAATTTATAATAACTGGATGTCTGTCCGTATCAACAATTCCACTAAAAGAATAAAATGGTAAATCCATCCTATCTAAAGGATGAATAAATAAACAACTATAACCTTTTGGAGTCTCTATCTTCCAATTGTTCAACCATTTATGTGGAATAGTGTCGTAAGAGTCATCTATTTCAACATCTTCTGTTTGCGATGGCACATGGTCTGATTCAATTTTAAATGGTGAGTTATACATAAACTTCTTAGCCTCATCATTATAATAAACATCAACTGGTAAAGTTATTGCATATCCAGAAGTTAGTGCATCTAAAAATGGTATGCATTTTTTAACCGTTTCAATCCTATCTTTTTCTCCTGGCATTTTTCTATACCATTCTGGAACAAGTCTACTAGCTGGTACAGGATGCTCAATATTATATTCTGGCTTTTCTGATATAAACTTTATCTTTTTAGTCATTTTCAACCTCTATAAAGTTTTTACCATCATATTTCCATCCAATTTTCACATACTTATCTTTTGGATCAAATTCTACAAATAAAGGTTCACTTAAAAACAATGCTGCCAATTTATTTTGAGCACGAATTACTTCCTGAACTTCTCCATCAAGAACTATGGCTAAGTGATTTACATGAATACCATCTGGAATAGTTGCCTCACTTGAACTTGGAAGATCTTTTTTATTTTTAAATTTTTTATTTTTTGTAAAAAATCTTTTTATTAAATCAAATGTACTTAAGTAGGCAATTCCATCTTTGTGTCTTATACCTTTAGTCATCTATAATCCTTTCTTTGCCATAAAACATTTTTATAACTAAGACCCTTTTTTCTAACAGATGTCCCCTGTCTTTGATATTCATCAACTAAAGATTGATCTTTTGACATAATCCATTTTTTTCTTTTTATTGGTATTAACTGTGCTATAGGAGTGCCCTCTGGAATCATTCCAGAAAATCCTTCTTTAATAAAGAATGGTAAATTACCATTAGCAAAAAACTTATCACTATCAATTATTCCAGACATTGTTGTAAATGGTAAATCAAATCTATTTAGTGGATGCGTAACCAATATACTGTATCCTCTTGGAGACTTAAACCCCCACTTATTTGCCCAAATAAGATGATTTGGTAAATGACCTGCTGGTCTAGGAATTGTTGCCCCAGATCTTTTATCTCTTTCTTTAATAAATCCATCTAAATCATTTGGACCATTCCAAGAAATTTTTAAATCTCCATCTTCAGAAATTGAAACAAATATATCAAACGGAGTTACCAATGCATAACCAGATATTAGTGCGTCTAAGAATGGTGCACAAGTTTTTAATCCATTTGATCTTTTTTCAGAGCCATCTTCATTTTTAGAATCTTCTTCGTCCACATAAAATGATTCAGCTAATCTGTACCATTCTGGAATCATATTTTTTATCGGACTTGGTTCACCAATATATCTTGAAGACTCAGAAGAGAATTTTATTATTTTCACAAAAATGTCTTTCTATTATTATGGTGTTGAAAATGTTCCTGTTGTTGGATCATATATTTGACCAACTCTTACCTTGCCATATTCTACCTGAACAAAAGTTGGCTGTGATAGATATATTGCTGCCTGATTTCCATCAAGATTCATTAATTGATAAACAACATTATCAATTATTACTGCAATATCATAAGGCTGTATTTGTGCAGCAGAAACAGTTTCTAAAGCTGGAACTTCTGGAAGTGACATATAATATCTCCTAGATACTTTCTATTTCTATTTCACCAGAGGTTGATCCTTGCGAATAACTTGATGGTTTTATAATTATACCATAATTTGGAGTTATTGCAATATTTGATGGCAAATATACTATGTCATTGCCTATTTGAGACACTAACCCTGTATCAGAATAGGCTTTTGCTGTTACTGTAGCAGAATTACTACCAGTTTTTCTTACTAATATCTTTATTGATCCTATTACAGAAGAAACTACATTTTGTGATACTACTGATACTGTATTTGCAACTGACTGTATAAATCTAATATATTGAGGATAGCTTGTAACACAATTACACTGATAACTTCCAGTAATATTATAGCCAACAGCTGGACAATAATTTGTATTTGTTGCAGTATAAAAAGCATTACAAACATTATATCCACCAGTGCAGTTTGTAGTAGATACACAACATGCACCAAACCAGTTTGCACATCTATAGACTCCACCCTGATTTGTCCAAGACTTGCAGTTTCCATTACACGTTCTTGAGTTACAAGTATATGTCCATGATGCACAAGACCATGCATTACAATTTTGCACATATGTTGTTCCACAAGGATAGTAATATATAAAAGAGTCATAATTATAGCATGTCTCACATTGTGTAAGAGATTCTCTATCTATTCCAAGACCCCACCAATTTCCACTATCTGTAATCCATAGTGCTGCAGTAACTCCTTGAGAAACATCCTTTATTGATATGTCAACATTTTCTGATGGAGTTTTTGTTGAAGCAATTGGATATGTATTTGGAGCACTAGATGTTGATAGCTTATTTGACAATACTTCCCAAGATCCTCTTACAATATTCCATAAGGAGCCATCAGATGATCTTGAAAGAACTTCATTAGGTCTTATAAAAGTATCTCTAAACTTTTTAGCAACAATACCTATATTTATTAATCTCATTATGCCGTTAGGTCTCCTGTTACTAACCAGGAATCTGTCCCTAACTTTATTAATGTAGCAGTTGACCATTGTGCTCTAAGTTTTAGTCCTGGTGTTGCATTTAAAGATATGCTTTGGTCTTCCTTACCAATCGTAGTTTGTCCTGACCCTGACTGAACTATTGTTATTTGTGTTCCAATTGGAAATGCTGCAGAAGAGTTTAAGGGAACAGTTAAAGTATTTGCAGAAGAAACATTCATCTGTATAAGGCTTCCATCATCTAGTAATGTCAATGTATAGTTTGCAGTTTTACTATATATATCAACATGTCCAATAACATTTCCAGTTACTGTTACAGATCCACTAACTAATGGATTTTCTAATGTTTTATTTGTAAGAGTTTGTGTACTAGTTGTTCCAACAACCGCAGCACCACCTGATAATCCATGAACATTTATTGATGCTGAATTATGACTTGAGACTAGTCCACTAGCCCCATCAGCAGTTGTTTTTATTGCAACAATGCTTGAATAAAGACTTGTTGACTGTACTTGGCTTTCTCCACCAGGTTCAATCTGTCCATACATAAATAATTTAAAAGCGTCTTCAATATTTGCAGAATCGCCAAGTTCTGGGATATATGTATCAATTACTGGAATTGATCCACTCCAACCTTTAGCGGAACTTAATAATTGTTTTGCCATTATTTATCATTACCAACCAAAGACAAAAAAGTCATAGAAATCACCTTAAAACATTATACCATGCTGGTTTTATTTATATGATTTTCTATGCCACATTAGTTTTTTATATCCACCATAGATTACTTTATTTACTAAGTATGCCTGTCTTTTTACCCAACCATCTTTAAATTCTTCTTTTTCAGACTTCCAGCTATCACGCTTAAATGGTAATGCTTGAAGTATTGGTGTACCAGCTGGTATGATTCCTTCAAAAGATTCATTTAAAAAGAATGGAACTTCTCCGCCTAAAGAGTACTCGTCCGTATCCATTATTCCAGATGTAGTTATGAATGGTAGGTCAAACCTATTAAATGGATGAGTTATTAGTGTACTATATCCTTTTGGTGTCTTAAATCCCCATGATGTTTTCCATGCGTACATTTGTTTTGTATGACCATATGGTCTTGGTAGAGTGCTCGCTATATCACTACTTCTAAATGCAATTGGCTCTGGTTCTTCAGCCCAAGAAAAACTTCTTGATCCATCTGAGTTTTTTCTCACAATTAAGTCACATATTAGTTCTATTTGATACCCAGCTAATAATGAGTCAAAGAATGGCACACAAAGTTTTAAATCTTTATTTATACCATATTCTTTAATTTCCATCTTTCCACCAATAAATTTGGTAGATAGTCTATACCAGTCAGGAACACTTTTAGATGCTGGTTTTGGTGCATCTAATTTATCGTATGCATCCTGACTATTTGGTATAAACTTTATTTTTTTCATTATGTTGTGACAAATAGTAGTAATAGAATTGATACTGCAATAATTGGAATTACTAAAGCAAATATTGCTTTATAATATTCTTTTAAATCTGTACCAAAATAGCTTTTACCAATTGCTAGACACTTATGAACTGGGGATAACATATATCCAGCGTAGTCAACTGCAAAGAAAAGTGGTAAATATTCTATTCCAAATACTGATGTTGATAGTGCTGTAAATCCAGCAAACTTACTACTGCTTCCAAGTGCAAAACTTGCAAGGAATCCAATAACTACAACAAGTAACAAGAATCCATTTGTATGAGATCCTTCTAGTATAGATTTTAGATAGTCTGAATTTGCCTTTGCAATATTTCCAAGTGCAATAATTGCTGCAACAAATATAAGTGTTTTTGCATATGAAGCAATTTGTTTCCTATCTTCTTTCCAAGTTGATACCTGCTCTTTTTTAGAAAAGTCTAGTTCAACATCATCTTCTTTTAATACACTAAAAATATAATAAAGAATAACTATTAATGCTACGCCAAGAAGTGGATATATTCTTGAAATAAATTCAAAATATGTAATTCCTAGTGCTGCCATTGGAACTAAAACTGTTGCCTCTAGCGGAGACCAAAAGTAATAGTGGTGTGTTGAAAGATAGTCAATTGTTCCAAACTTCTTTCTTTTTTCATTTTTTGGTGCAATTGTATCAAGTACACCTGCAGAAACAGCAACACGACCACTAATAGGAAGAATTCCTGATATAGTAGAGATAATTGCTACTAATGCTCTTTTTGATTTTACCTTTGTAGAAATCCATCTATAAACAGGTAAAAATATCTGAGTTTTTTTAGCGGTAAAGGAAAGACCCATTACAACTGCTAACAAAATTAGATATTGTTGATTATTTGTCAATAACGACAATGTAAATTCCATTCCAGAAGTCCCTTTCTGACTCTATCTCATTCAACATTTTCTTTGAATAGATTACATTAAGATTGCTTTTGGCGATTCCGTCATTAGCACCTTGAACTACATTATACCAGTTTGCATCATCAAATGCAAGTATGGCATTTTTTGCAAAAGTTGGGGCAAATTTTTGAACTGCATAAGAAACAGCCTCTGGTTCTTTTGGACCATCATAAAAGAAAAAGTCTATATTTGAAATGTTTGATATATCAACTTTTGAAAAATCTGAGTCTATAACATTTAACTTTGTTTTATTAGAAATGTATCTAGTAATATTTTCAAAGAATTTATCTTTTGTTGCCTCTGGAATTTCCACCTGATTCTCTTTTGGCTTTAGATTTATCTCTGACCAGTTATCTATACAGGTTATTGACAGATTATTGTTTTTAGCCACTGCACAGGCCGTAGAGCCAAGATAACTACCAATCTCTAGATAATTGCTACTACCCTTTCCTAATGCATTTAATAAGTTTATTACTCTTTGGCTAGTAAACCCTGGAACATCAATTTCAACGTTTTTATTTACAGAATCAATTAGTTCTTGAGTTACAAAAACAACTTTATCATTTACTTGTTTTCCATATTTAGCGTCATAAATTTTATTACAAAAGCCACAATCCCAGCATTCAAATTTGCAATTCTTAATCTTATTACGCCATACATTTATTGGCTTATCTTTTAGATTTGTTTCTTCTATAAAACTATTAAATCCATCAAATAGTATTTCTTGATTATTTGCATATCTTTTTATAATATCCATTGTTTCACGAAGTCTTGATTTTGACTCTCTACCGTGCATTTTTATAACATCTATGCCAAATTCAGAAAACATCTGATCCCAGTCCTCTTTCCAAGGTGGCAAATTTGCGGTCTTTAAATATACTGCAGGATCAAGTGCATCCCAATTTTTACAAGAAACTCTACTTATTGGATCATTAAAGTATTGCGGACTTTCTCCAGATCTTGTATTATTAAAATGGTAGTGCTCATCCATCATAGAGCATCCACCTAAACACCCCTCATTAGCAAGAATAGACAGCATTATTCCATATTTATCTTTTGCCTTCTTTATCTTTAATAGCTTTTCTTGGTCTCTCATCAAATCTCTATCAAGATTTACATAATGAAATCCAGCCTCTGCTAGTGCAGCAACTTCTCTTGGTTCTGTAACATTTCTAAGTATTGTATTTTTAATAAATAATTCTGGAAACTCTTTTTGTATTTGACCAGTCGCTATCCAATGAGTGTGCGGAATTGTTGCAGATTTAATTCCAGCATCATATAACTGTCTAAAATTTTCAATAAATAGATCTAAGTTTTGTTGAGATGGTCTTACATAAATATTATTAAATACTGCAGATACTGGTATTCCAGTTCTTTCTTGTATCATTAATGCTGTATCTATTGCAATAAATGTATCTTCTTCAGTTGCTAAAACATCCCCCATTGCATCTTGTACAAATGGTGGCATTCTGCATGTAAAATATAGGTCGTAAATCCAGTCTTTATAATCTAGTAAAAAAGTATAAAATTCACCAAACTCTTTTTCTGAGAGTTTTGGATTAATAGGTACACTAAACATTACTTCCTAAAGGTCAAATTTTGGAAGATAGTCAATGTTGTCTTCTTCAGCCAAGGCAGCACCAACATGGTATCCAAATCTATCGTGCATTAGTATAGCACATTCACGCATAGTTTGGCAATTCTTAATTTGCTGGGTAATATTTTGTTGTTTAGATAATAAATTGGCTAATTCTAGGTTATATTCATTTACATTTGCTAAAACTAGGTCAGCAAATTCTTGCTTTGATATTCCCCTATTTTCAGCCAGTATTGATATTACTGGTGCTTCAGCTAGTGGATCTTGTTTTAATAAAAGTGCTTCCTGTTTTTGTTGTTCCCAAGTTGACATTTCAAGAACTGAAGATTTTTTCTTTAATTTTTCAAACTGTACATCATAGTATTCTTTTGCCACTAAATCAAGAACGGCTTTCATAAATTTTAATCCATTTTCTTTGTCTTCATCAGTAAGATAATAATATTCTTTATCATCGCTAGGCTCTTTTGAAGATAAAAATAGTTGTTCATATAGATCGGTATTTTTTCTAACACTTACATAATCTTTTATAACCCCTGCAAATCTCCAGGCTTTTGCAACATCTTCATCAATAATTTTTGTATTTATTTTAGATAGATCTACATATCTTTCATTTTCTGGATCTACATAAACTACTTGATAATATAGCCAATAACCATACTGACTCATTGGTCCAATTGGTTTTAAATCATCTATTTTTGTTAAAAAATACATTACTTCTCAAGCTCCAATGAAATTTTATTATGTTCTATCTGTGACTGAACCTCATCATTTATTAAGCCAAGAGAGTTATTTACTTTAGAAGAATATCCAATTGCAACTTTGATTGCTTCAATTTGCTGGTCTTCATTTAGCATAGATATTGCATCCATGTTTCCAGTACCAATTCTTCCATAAGAAATCATTTCTAAAGCAGCTTGTTTTCCTAGTCTTAATGTCCATAATTCTTTTTCTAACTCATCCTCTTCTGGAGTATGAAAAATATCTTTTATTTCTCTACCATCTGAAAGATAAGCTTCACCATTATCGTACATTTCTTGAATCATTCTTAAAACTCTATTTCTTTCTTCATATGCAGCATTTAATCTTCTACTTGTACGATTATAATCATTCTTTATTCTTTTTATTTCTGCATTTATTAATTTTATCTTAGCCTCTGAAACTTCTTCAGAAATTCTTTCTTTTTCAATCTCTATCATTGCTAAACTTTTTTCTGTTGCAACCTCAAGATCTTCAATCATTTCTTCTCTTGATCTTAACTCAAGTATGAACTGTCTCATTTTTGCAAATGGAGTAATTTGAGCATCTCCAACAAAATGACGCATTTTAAAATCTGGTGTACCCCATTCAGAATTAATAGCCATTGATATAAAATCAATATCTCTATTAGATAAATTTTCAGTGTTAGTATTTACACTTATTTCTTTCATTAATCTCTCCAATATCCATGTCCAGAACTTCTACCAGGCTTACCCTTTGGTTGCATTGATGCTCCGCCTTCATATCCAACATCTGTTGTATAGCTAAATTTCCAAGCTCTATTATTTTGACCACTATCATACATGCCAAGCATATATTGCTCATGCTGTCCCATTGTAAAATTCTCTTCTCCAGAATTTCCAATTGGCTTTGGAACAATTGTCTCATTAGTTTCTGTAGCAGTATTAAATTTTCTTAATTGATACCCACCATTATAAGACCCCTCATTTCCAGCCCAACCATATCCAACCTTTGATGGCATACCTTTTTGCTGACCATGTGCACCAACTCTTACACCTGGATTTGTTTGTGTTTCAGTTGCAAAATTTAGTTTCATGGCAGAACCATCAGCCCAGAACCATCCGTCTGTTTCGCTAAATACACCACCTGCACCAGTTCCATCATTTTGTAGATGAGATAAGGCAAATGTTGTAGAAGCTTGTTCTGTAACTAGGTCATATCTAAGAACTACAGATGATCCAAGACCGTTTGCAATCCATGCTTTTGTATGCTCTTTTTGTACTGTTCCAGCATCTCCAACTGTTACTGGCGTATCCATTGCAGAAGTTTTTGAATAAGTTGTATCATTTCTCATATTAAATACTGAAGTATAGGTATAGTTTCCAGGATTCATTGCTCCTCCACCCCATATGAATCCACGATCTCTATTACATGCTCCAGAAGTATAGTTATGTGTATTTTGTAAAAGATCTCCAAGATTTGTAGCTGTATCATTTGAGTGTAGTATCTTATTTACTTCTGCCCATGGAACAGAATCTTTGTACCCACCAGCAACGTATCCTGTTGTAATTACTTGTCTATATAAAAATGGAATTCTAATATTTACTTCTACAGTCTCTTCCCAAGTTTTTGCAGTAGAATCTGTTGCTCTAATTACTGCTGTATATCTTATAGAGTCTGCATTAGTATAAGCTTCTTGATACCAGCCATATATTGTTCCATCTGAGTTTAAAGTAAAGTTTGGTGGTAGTGATCCACTTAAAACAGAATATGTAACAGAACCAGATGATCCAGGAGTTGACATTGCTGGAATTGTGACTACTTGTCTATAATCTAAATAATATGGTGCTGCACTTGAAATTAATTTTATGTTTGATGTACCAGATTCTGATCCAAATGTAACTGTAACTGATGTAAATTCTTTTGCTGGAAAAACTCTAACTCCAGTAGTTAAAACTATTTTATCAACATCATAAGAAGATATTCTTTGAGATGGTACAGAAAATGTTCCACCGCTAAAAGAAAATACTATAGTTGGCTGACTAGTAGATGATGGAAATGTTCCAAAAATTGTAATTTCAGAATCTACATAAGGACTAAATCTATTTGGAGAAATTGGATTCTTAGTAACATTTATACTAGAAATGTCAACTGCTCCTGGTGAAAAGTCTGCTAGATTTTTTGCTTTAGTCATAGTTTATATTATACAGGCTTTGGATACTTTTCTTTTACTGCCTGACATGCAGCAATATATGCATCTATTTGAACCTGATCCCCCTTTACTATTCCGTCCAAATATTCTCTAAAATCTGGATATTCTTCATATCTTTGTTTTTTATATTGTATTTTTTCATACTCTGTCTTTAATCTTTCAAGTTCTTGTTCAACTTCATATTTTGAAGGAATTTGTTCATTCTCATCATGCCATCTTATCCCTTCATAAGTATCTCCAACTACTGAAAACATTGCATTTGGTCTTAAAGAAAATAATGCCTTCGTTATATCTGGATAAATAAATTCATAAATCATTGTGCTATCTCCATTGCTATTGTCATACTTACACCAGTTTCATATCCATTTTGTGGTGATCCAACTGTTCTATTTACATAATAAACTCTGCTTGTTCCATATGAATCCTGAACTCCTGGTGCATAAGTTATTGTGCTTGTTGTGTTTGGAAAATCATGGTAGTGCATTGTCTGAGTGTGTGGCGTACTGTTATAATCACCCTCATATGGAAGTGGTTGTGCAAAACCAGAATATACAAGATTTCCAGAAGTTGTATTATAACCAGCATATGTTCCATCTGGAACTACTCCATTTTTCCATATTTTCATTGTATAGTCGTGAGTTGAAGCACCCTCTCCATGCATTTGAAATATCACTAATATCATACTGTTTGCATATTTTGGAGTAATTGATACTCTTAAGTCTGTAAATTCAACACCTGATGCAGATGTTCCAGTTGTATAAGATAAGTGTGAGTCTGTTCTTTTTACAACAGTCTGTATTATTGATCCTGGACTAGCAAACAATCCATTTCCATTTATTTTAGAAACTACAGATCCAGAAGAGTTTTTCAATTCTAATAAATTTGCTGTTTGACCAGTAGCACCAGTTATTGTTAACGGAACTGATAATGAACTTGATGCAGTTAGATCTCCACTAAATCTTGATAAATCTCTTGCTCTACTCATTATGCTATCGCCTCAATTGTAAGAGTTGGCATGGAGAATACATTTCCTCCACCACCATCCCAGTAATATGTACCATGTAAATTAATATCATTTGCATTTCCATCATATGATCTACCCATAAGCTTTAATGTTTTTGGAGTTGTCCAGGTTGCTTGACGACCAGTATTAGTGTTTGGTGATCCACCAATTGGAATTGTCCATGAAAATTCATATTTGCTTTCTTGATATGTTGCAGATCTATTATGTCTTGCGTAAACTACCTCAACACCATCAATATAAAATCTATAATGCGATATTGCATGTGATGCATTTGTCCAGTATGTTGAAAAATTAAACTTATATACCACCCTTGTAGCTCCTAATGGTGGAGTATATGTTATGTTTGACCCACTAATATCTTGATATGTACTATTCATATCTTGTTGTCCAGTAACATTAGGAAAAGTATATGTTCCAGAAACTACTGTTTGAGTTCCGCCATCACAAGGACCAGTTACCTTTTCAATTATATCTCCAGGTCTGTGGTATGCAATCCACTGAGATCCATTCCAAGTTCTTACAATATTTGTATCAGTTTCATAAATCATTAATCCATTGTATGGATTTGCAGGTCTTGTAGAAGATGTTACAATTCTATAATTTAATAACTTGCTATCTACTTCTGATTTTGTATATGTGTTTGCTACATTAAAACTATTAATTCCAAGAACTTCTACAATATCCCCGTTTATTACTGGAGATGTTAGGCTTATTGATCCACTAGAAGGAACTGTATAATCAACATTTCTTGCCTGTAAAACACCATTAATAAATAGTTGCTCTGCATTTGGAATATAGTCTAAGTTTATTGAATTATTGTCTAGTCCAGTTAAAATAGATGTTGATGCTGAAATTCCTTTAGTCCATCTAATGTTTGTCTTTTGAATTAAACTATCTAGCTCACCTTTTGTATATGTATCTGCAATATTAAAATCTGAATATGTTACTACTTCAGCTATAGATCCTGGAACAATTTCTGATAAATTTGTTATTGTACTTCCACTAGTGGCAACATAGTCTAATCCACGAACTAACTTAACACCATTAAGATAAACATTTTCTAGTCCTGGAATATATGATAGCTGTACAGAATTATTATCTAATCCAGAAAGTGATGTCACACTAGCTGAAGATATTGTTTTTTGCCAAATTGTTTGCGATACACCAGAACTAATTGAGTTAAAGTTTACGCCATCATTTGTATATTCCCATTGATCACTAGTTTCATTCCATCTAATAGATACATTTGATTCATCACCACGCTCAATTTCAATACCAGCATTTAGTGATGGACTTCCAGATACTTCATGATTTAAAACAATTATGTTATCATCAACTAAAAGTTCTTGAACATTCAAGTATGTTGTTGATCCAGATACTGTAAGATTTCCAAATACATCGAGATTTCCAACAACATCCATATTTCCAGGAATTGTTAATTCATTTGGAAGGCTTAGTGTTACACTTCCAGAATTGGAGTTTGTTGATATTTGATTTGCAGTTCCACTGATAGAATTTACAATATTTTTATTTTTCCATAATGATGTTGATGACTCATAAACTAATGCCTGATCATTTTGAAGACTTGTATTTGATACATTATGAAGTTCGTCTAATTCATATCCATTTTGTGGTTTTACATAAATTCTTCCAGATGCAGCATTTTTCTTTAATACTATACCAACAAAAACATAGTGATTTGGAGCGGTTGGCTTTATTGTTGTTAATTGTCCAGGTGTTGAAGATAGATAAAGAATATCCCCTTCATTAAATCCATTTGTATTTATATTTTTAACAATACCCTGTGTTACTACAACACCTTCAGCACCACTTGCAATATTTTCTGCAACAATACCAAATGTTCTTGCTGAACCAGCATCAGATGTATTATATGCTCTTATTACTCTTGGTCTTTGTCCAGAAGCACCATTTACCATTACAACTTCACCCTTATTAAGAGTTGTTGCCTCTCCATTATAAACAGTTGTATAAACTTCTTGACCAAGTGTTAGATTTATATTTGAATTTATTTGAGCATTTAGCCCACTTTCACCAGAATCCCAATAAACTGTTCCAACTGATGCTGAAGTAGTTTCTGGGGTAGTGTCAAATGCAATATAATCTGGATAAACTATAGAATCTATGTTTGTAATAGATGCACTTGTATTTAAAATTATTTTATTATTTAAATCATCATATGTGGCAGTAACATTTGTATGTTGACTATGTTCAAAAAGTGGTGCTACTGCATCTTGTATTTGATCATCAGTAATTCCATTAATAATACCATTTACTTCTACCCAGTATGTACCATCATAGAGATAAAAAGAACCATTATCGTTATTATACCAACCATCACCTTCTAGTGGGTTTTCTGGTGCAGTTCCAGATATAGTTATGCCAGTTCCGCCACCGCCACCACCGCCACTTACACTTGCTGAAAGAACTATTTGATTATTTATGTCATCGTATATTGCATCTATATTTTGATGATTATTATGTGTAAATAAAGTAGATACATAGTCTTGAACTTCTTCTTGAGAAAGTGGTGGATTTTCTATAACTGAACTTATTTCTACCCAATACGTTCCATCATAAACATAGTACGATCCATTAGAATTATCGTACCATCCATCACCAATATTTGGACTTGATGGCTCTGTACTTCCAACTGTAACAATGTTTCCACTACCAGAACCAGCACCTAATTCTGTCCAGGATCCAGCCTTATATATTTTAGCAACAGAAGCTGAGGTATTAAAGTAAAGCTCACCCTCTGACCCTGTTAACGGGTCTGAATCTAAATTAACTAGGGTTAATCCTGTTAAAAACTTCTTTGCCATAAAATTCCTTTTTGGTATGAGGAGCTGGAGTATTTCATCCAGCCCCCCACGTTATATTATACTTTAGCCAATAACTACAACTTCGTAGGTACCTGCTGCTATTGTTGATCCACTGTTGATCTTTAATGTAACTACAGATGCAGATGTATGTTGAACATCAACTTCAACTTGGTTATAATCTGCTGCTACTTCGTAAACTTGTACGCCTACAGCTTTTGTTCCAAGGTTGTGAGTTACTGTCCATGTACATACTCCACCAACTGATGTCAAAGAACCATTTTGTTCTGCATATTTCTTTGCAAATCCGTCAGTAACAAGTTTTGGTTCTAAGGTTGTTAGATCTACTGCAACACCACCAACTGTTGTTAAGTAGGAATTGCTTCCAGACGTTACAACATTGGCCTCTAGTGTATCAGATCCATCTGTATAGTTCCAGGATATAGTATCTGTATTTTCTACAAGACCACCAACTACATCTTCTACAGCTTCAGTAAAATCTGTAATATCTGTAGAGACGTGAGTATGTCCTTCTAGAGAAATAGCAGTAACAGAACCACTTAAACCAGCAGACCACTTATTAGCATTTTCATCCCAAATAAGTTCTGCGTTAGGTTCATCGCCTCTTTCAACTTCTATACCTGCATTTACTGTTGGAGTTCCAGTTACATTACTATTTAATGTAATTTGGTTATCTTCAACTAGTAATGTTTCAGTATTTAAAGTTGTTACACTACCACTTACAGTTAGATCTCCTGTTACAGTTAGATTTCCACCAATTGTTACATCATCTGGTAATCCAATTGTTACAGCACCAGCTGAAGCACTAACAGTAACTTCATTTTCAGTTCCTGATACAGATGTAACACCAGTATTTGAAATTGTTACAAGAGCACCTTCTCCAGAACCAGTAACGCTAATACCGTCTCCAGATCCAGAAATACTTGCAACATAATCACCAGTTGTATCTGATCCAAGTGTCACTGCATCTGCTACGATATCTGCAGTAATAGTAACATCAGAAGTTCCATCAAAGCTTACGCTTCCACTTAGAGCTCCTGCAAGGTTAATAGTTCTGGCAGTTTCAAGTGCAGTTGCTGTATCTGCATTTCCAGTCAAATCACCAGTAACATCAACATGAATATTATCTGGAAGACTTAGAATAACTGCACCTGCAGAAGCACTAACAAGAACTTCATTAGTCGTTCCTTCTAGACTTACAACACCTGTATTTGCAACAGTTAGAGTATCAGCACCATCATCGTATGTTAGTTCAATACCATAACCTGCGTCAAGCAAATTAGCTACTGCATCTCCAATGAATTCAACAGAACCAACGGCTTCCCATGTGCTTGTTACTCCATTGTAGACTTTTAGTACTTGATCAACAGTATTGAAGTATAGCTGACCAGCAGTTCCAGTTAATGGATCTGTAGCCAAATTATGAATAACACCATTGCGTAATTCATTGCTATTTAAATCAATATTTGTTAAAAATTTTCTAGCCATATTTTATATTCACCTCCCTTTAAGATAAAAATGCCCTTCCTGAGAATGCCCCAATAAAGGTTAAGACTACAGTATTTGAATCTGGATAGTCGTATGACCCCTCAACAACTGTTCCTGCTGAATCAACTACTGTAATATTAGGTATAAAACCTAATCCGTGTTCTATAGTCCAAACTGATGAAGCAACTTCTTGGATATGTTCATGACCTAGTTCGTTGTTAGCAACTAAATCAACTGGATCACCCCAACCACTTTCAGTTTTTGGACCATATAAATTCATGTTTGATGTATTTAAATAAAAATCTCCAATAATTCCTAAATTAGAATCTGGAGCAGTTGTACCATTAAGAATTCCAGTTCCTCTACCACCTTGAGGACCAGATGTTCCTAAGGTAACTTCTACTGTTTCTTCTTGGACAACTACATTATTTACAATTTCATCAATTTGTACTTTTAATTCTGACATTACCTTGTCACCTCTGGAGTAACAGTCCAGTTACCTTCAATAAGCCTATCTATTTCAGAAGACGGATTAATTAATTCTAAATCGTATACATGTGTTCCAGCAGGTAAGTTTGCTGTAGTAGTGTTACTAACATAAAGAGATATTGAACCACTTGATCCACTTATTGTAATTCCACTTCCAGAAGTAGCTAGAGTTAATAATGGATCTGTTGAATAATATGCTTCTCTAACCTGAAGCCTTGCAGAATACCCAGATAAGTCTACAGGAACATCGTCTATTGTATATAGCAAAGTTCTTTTAAATGTTGAACCTTGTGGACATACAAAGTTTACAAGCCCTGGGGTCATATTTTGGGCACTCCTACATAAAATATATTCCTATTATATCAAACTATTCTATTTCTTATCTGCTATATATGCTATTAGTACGTCATGAACTGTTTTTAATTCTCTATTTACTGCTTTTAAATCTGCCTTTATTTCTGCTTGGTCATCTGATAAACAGTTTACCTTATCAGCTAGGCTTGATCCACCATTTGGAAATAATTGGTGCTCTACTCTGTCTAGACGATCTGCTATTGTTCTACCCTTTGAATCTTTTCCAAGAATTTTTTCAAATTTTCTAACTGTAAAATATCCTACAGATAAAAGAGTTCCAATGGATAATAATGTGGACCAGTTTTCAATAATCCATATTGACATATTCACTTTTTTATGGTAAACTCCTATTAAAGAATATAAAATTAAGTATACCATAATGTTATAAACGGGGAAAAAATGACAGAAACAAAAGAAAAAATATTAAAAATTGCAGACCGTTGTGATCGTTGTGGTGCTCAGGCATTTATTTTAGCCAAGGGTATAAATGGTGAATTATATTTTTGTGGACATCATTATAATAAATTTAAAGATGGAATTAATTCTTGGTCTTTTGAAGTAATTAATGAAATTGATTCTATTAATGAAAGATCAGCAAGTAGTAATATTTAAGGCGTTCCGCCATCATAAACAATTTCATATGTATCTGTAGCAAATCCACCATCAATTACTAAATCACTTGAGACATCTACTGGCTGCCATGATAATGTGGCTCCATCAGTTCTTAAATACTTACCTGCGTTTCCAACCTGGGAAGGTAATGAATTTTTATATCCTAATAATAACCATTTAGAGCCATCATATTGATATCCATCAAATATTTGACCAACTGACGCAGATAATGGAAAAATTGTAGACATAGTATATTAATTATACCATTTATAGATTAAGATATTCTATTTACATATCCTGAAATTGAAATAACACTTGCAGTTCCAGCAAATGCTCTAACAACTTCAGAATTATTTAATACTAGTCCTGGAATAACTAAAACAAGACCACTTTCTCCAGTTAGCGTTAATTCTATATTTTCAACACTTGTAGTACCGCCAAATTCTACTGTAAGTTTTACTGCTGATGCAGATGTATTAACAGCATAAAGCCATACTTCATCTAGCCCAGATGTTCCAGACTGTGCTGTGTGAATTATAGTTCCAGGGGTAGCTGATGCAGAAACTGATATTGGCTTACCATTGGTTGATCCAGAAAGTGCTAGTTTAGAAAATGTTGCCATAGTTCCTCCATTATATCATTAAATTCCAAATCTTGATCTATCATTATTAAATATTTGTAATACTTCAGCATCTGTTAAAACTCTATTATATCCATATAGTTTTGCAATATCTCCCCAATACTGATTTGCATTTGATGGATCATTTTGATTTCCATTATTATATGCACCAATAGAACATATACCAGTTTTAAATCTTGTATTAATTGATGTATTTGCTGAAACAATTGTTTGTGGACTTCCATTTAGTGACAATGTATAATAATTTGCTCCACCTGGATTCCATCTCCAAACCAACATATTCCACTGACCTGTGTTCCATCCAGGAATTGAAGTTTGAGAGTATCCATCTGTATTAAATCCAGTTCCTCTATCATTATCATACATTCCAACTCTATATCCACCAGCCTCTATAATTACTTGATGGTCTTGACCAGAACTTAGTCCTCTTAACAATGTTCTCCATTCAGATGTTGATGTTTTAATTCTAGTCCAGACAACAAATGTTACTGGTCCATAAATTATCATATCTGAATTAACTTTTTTAGCACATCCATAACTTCCATTGAAATCCATATATTTAACACCACTACTGTTATATGCAGTTGATAAAATAGTAAAATTATTTTCATTGCCACTTAAGTCTGTCCAAGTTGTTCCTGATCCTGGATATGATCTAGTATCACCAGCATCTAAAAGTAATTTTAAATTTTCTGTTGGATATGCATCTGTTACCTTTTGTAATGGATATCTAACTATGACAATTCCACTTCCACCATCCCCACCACTATTACTTGCATTATAGTGAGAACCACCACCACCTCCACCACCAGTGTTTGTTCCACCATTACCACCTCTTGTTTGTGCCCATTGATTTGGTCCACCACCACCACCATTTTGACCATCATTATATCCAGATCCACCATATGTTGTTCCTATGGCTCCACCGCCACCTCCACCTCTTCCACCATTTCCTCCAGTTGATGCACTATATGCAGACCCACCACCTCCACCACCCCAATATAGATCATAGCCTAATATGTTATTTAAAACTCCATTTCCTCCGTGTGGGGTTCCAGTTGAATCAACGCCTGGTTCTCCAGTGCCACCTCCACCACCAGAATAATATTGACCACCACCTTGACCGCCTCTAAATCCTTGACCAGAAGTACCTGCTTGACCTGCTTTTACTCCTCCATTACTATACCCACTAGTTCCACCACCACACCCTCCAGATGAACCTACGCCATAATTTGGAGTGTAGTCAAAATATGAGCTTCCTCCATAACCACCACCTATTGCTGTAAGGTTGCCAAAAGTAGAATTCTGACCATTTGTTGCAGAAACAGTAAACTGGTGACCTCCTGGATTTGGACCAGCATTATCACTTCTTCTTTCTGATCCACCTGGTGCACCTAATCCACCAGCACCTACAGATAGTGATATGTTTTCACCAGATCTGACAATATATGGGGTAGATATAAGACCACCACCGCCACCACCGCCACCCATGTCCATTCCTCCACCGCCACCACCAGCAACTACCAAAACTTCAACTTTTCCATCTGTTCCAGAATCAATAACTCTAAAAGTATCAGATCCAACATTTGTAAATAAGTGAATCTTGTATAAGATATTATTAAATGTTATTGTTGATTCTGCACCACCTTGTGCTACAACTGGAGAAAATCCAAAAAGATTGTCTACCTTTGATGATGGTCTTATCTCTCTTATATCCATTAGTATGAACTTCCATTCCAAATATTTCTTGTTAATCTAATATTACTAAATCCACCAAAATTTGGAACTGGGGCATAAAAAGAACTATCTATATAAACAGTTCCAACAGTATAAGAAGGACTAGTATAAAGTAATGTAGATCCATTATAATGTTTAATGTTTGTTCCATCATAAACTAAATAAAACTTCTTATTTACGTCAAACTGTCCTGTAAAAGATACCTGGCTTCCATTATGATGAACACTATATACATCATACCTATAAGGATATGCACAATAATCTAATGTGTCATAACTTGCATTTGCAGTTGGATCGGCATTAAATCCAATCATTGCATAAGACCTTCCATTATCAAAATATGCACAGTTTTTATTAAATTCTAAAGTTAATGGTGCACTATATCCCTGTGCAGTATATGCTTGATTATCCCAAGAATATCCTCCGCTAGTTTTAAATATAGATACTAAATTAGAGTTATTTCCTCTTACTGAAAGATTTCCGCTAAATGTAAAATTTAATGTTTCGTATTGTATTCTGTCTGGATTTATATTTTGCCATGACGATACTGGCTTTGATGGAAGAAATTTTTCTATTTTCATTTTAGAAAACCCTATTTGAAATTATTGCTTGACTATCGTCAACTGCAGCCCCTAATTGAACCCATGATGAACCATTATAAACCTTTAAAGATGGCGGAACTGTACTTGAGTCTACCCACATATCACCAGATGATGGACTTAATGGTGTAGATGAAGAGTATGGAATGTTTTTTTCATATTGTGTAGAAGCACTAGACTGTGTTAGATATGTTGTAGAAGCATTTGACTGTGTTAGATATGTTGAAGATGCTGTAGATATATTTAATTTTTGAGATAATGAATTTGTTACTGTTGTTGCAAAATTTGCATCATCCCCCAAAGCTGCTGCTAGTTCATTTAATGTATTTAGTGCTGCAGGGGCAGAATCAACAACCGCTGCCGCTGCTACTGAAGCAGAGTTATCTGCATATGCCTTTGTTGCATAATTTGTAAAATCTACTGATTGCCATGATAGTTGACCATATCCATCAGTATTTAAATATTTTCCAGCATTTCCTGTTTGAGATGGAAATGGATCAAATAAAGTTAATTGAGTGTCTACATAATTTTCTGTAGCATATCCAGATAAATCAGGGATTATTGGCAATAATTCTTCCCAACTTAATCCATTATTTATATATACTCTTTTGCCCATTTAACTATTTTACCACTAATTAGATTTTATTCCTCTTCTATTTTTACCCATTCTAGATTTACTTCGTCCCAATAGTATCCCTCAAAATTATTCTCAGACCAGTTTTCAATTTCTTCATTCCAATAATATCCCTTTGGATTTCCATCATTTGGATATGGAATTGGAGATACCCACCAACATGTATCTTCATCTAGAATCCATGACTTATACAATTTTGGAGGAATAAAGGCATCTCTTTGTTCATCATAATAATATCCTATACCAGCAAAGTTTTTACGAATATTACCATTATAGGATGTTCTAATACATCTCATACCTCTAAAGTTTCCATACCATTCTTCAGGTGATAAGTCTTCTATTAATTGAGTTTCATCAATTCCTGATATAACTTCAACTACAATGTTATTTTCATCTAAAAAAGCATAGTGTGCCATTATTAGAAAGTCACCGTTCCTGTTCCTGATGTAAATCTATAAACTTTATGTGTTGCAGTTGTATATGATGGACTAACTGCTGTGCCATTTCCAGATGTTGGAGTTCCAGAACTATTAGTATAAACTAATCCAGAACCTACTTTTAAATTTGGAATACTTACTGGATACCTGATTATAACAACTCCAGAGCCACCATTTCCACCACCATTTGTACCAGCAGAACTACCTCCACCTCCGCCACCTCCAGTATTTTCAGAACCAGATCCTGCTCCACCACTTGTGCTTCCGCTTTGACCACCACCATAAAAAATGCTAGTACCAGATGGTGGTGTGTAACCACCAGGAGGATTTACTGTATCATATACGTTATTTGATCCACCACCTGAGCCACCAAGACTATCTGGTGCACCAGCACAACCACCACCAGCTAGTGCTATTGTTGACCCAGTTATTGATGTTTGTAAACCTCTGCCACCTTTTGTATAACTAGCAACTCCAGAACCAGCTAAACCACCACTAGAACCAGCACCTCCACCGCCACCACCATATGTATTTCCAGAAGCATAACCATCCCAACCTTGTCCACTTGTTCCAGAACCACCAGATCTTGTTACTGTATTACTGCCACCAGCACCTCCACCAGAACCACCATTACCACCAGATGAATAACTTACATAACCACCACCACCGCCACCAAGTGATATTATTGATGAAAATCTAGAATCAACTCCATTAGTTCCAATAACACCACCACCACCACCTGGACCACCAGCACCAACAGTAACTGTTGCAGATGATCCTAACATTAACGAAATATCTGATTCTGCTGAAGAACTGCGACCAGAAAGCTCTCCTGTAACATTTGACCTATATCCACCAGCACCTCCTCCACCACCAGGACCACCACTAGTAGAGCCACCACCACCTGCTCCTCCAGCAACTACTACATATTGAACATTAAATATTTTTTGTACAGATCCAGCTCTAATACCAATATTTTTCATGCGGTTAAATCTCCAAGAATTACCCAGTTATTTGCAGATAGTTTAACCAAACTAGCGGCAGAATACTGTGCTCTAAGTTTTAATCCAGGAGTACCATTTAAGGTAACACCAACTGCACCAGCAGTTGTGACTACCCCAGTTCCAGTATTTAATATACTTATTTCTGTTCCAATTGGAAAATTATATGTAGAGTCAGCTGGTACTGTTACTGTAAACGTACCATTAAGTCTAGTTAGTTTTGCTTCATCACCAGCCTGTACAGTATATGCTGTTGTTTTTTCTGCCTCTATTGTATATAATTTATTTTCTTTAGAATCTATCTGTGTTTGTATAGATGACGTTACTCCATCTAAATATTTAAGTTCTGTGTTTGATACTGTTCCAAATGTTACTGATCCAGAAACTACTAGATTTCCATCTACTGTTAAATTAGCATCTGTGGATAAATCAGAAGTGAAATTTGCTGAAGAATTAAGAAGATTATTAATTGCAACACTTGCAGAATTATCTGCATAGGATTTTGTAGCTAATAATGACGTATCTGCTATTCCATGAACGTTTGTTGTTTGGTTATTATGTACAGATATTGGTCCTGTTACATCTATTACTTGCCAAGATGGGTTAATCCCATCAGTTGTTAAATATTTTCCTTCTTGACCAGTTTGTGATGGAAATGGGTTAAGTGAGTCTAGAGTTTGTTGTAAACCAGTAATTGCTGATTGTGGGATGTCATATAGATAGTTTGATGATCCACTAATTACTTTATTAGTTAGTGTTTGAGATGCTGATGCTGTTACTATTTCTGCATATTGAAGTGAAATTGTTGCATCACTGTCTGAATCAATCCAAAGGAATCCAGGCTCTGCATAGTCTGGTGCTGTTGGACCGTAATATATTGGGTCCCATTCTTGACCTTGAATTTCCCAAGCGGTACCATTAAAAACATATCCCTCAAATACTTGTCCAATAGAAGCAGATAAGGGGAAATTTGTAGCCATAGTATCTATATTATATCATTATCTTATTATTTTACCACTATTGCCATTAAACATATCTTTTCCAACCCTGCCAATAAATGAGTCTAAAAATTCTTTTGTTTTATTTTCCCAAGTGTATTCAGATTTTATATCTTCAACCTGACCATAATATTTATTTGATATCTTTTCTATATTATTTATAGCATATTCCATACGGTCAACTATTGAATCAAATTTTGCTATTACCCCACTACCTATTTTAGGATATCCCCAGTCTATTTCTGACTCTTTTATTTCTGACTCTATTGCCTCATTTATTAAATATTTTGAATATGAGCACCACTCATGTGTTGAAATTACTGGCATACCAGTAGCCATTACCTCTAATGGAATCATTCCAAATCCTTCACCTTCTGATGGATAAACAAGTACATCGTGAAAGTTTATTAATGACTTCATTTCTTCTTGACTTATTGTTTCATTTATATGCCTAGTTCCTGGTCTAACCCAATTTCCAGATGTTGTTAACGTATCTTCTTCAAACCAACTTTTACCAAGATGTGGGGCATGAGAGTATTTTAAAGTTAATTCAATATTATCATATTTTTTATAAAGGATGTCAAAAGCTTTTTCTACTAAATCGGATCTTTTTCTTGGAGAACCAGAATCAATATGTAAAAATCTTATTTTGTCTTTCTTACCTCGCATAAATGGAATAAATTCTTCTGCATCAAGGGCATGTTCAAAAATAAAAACTTTTTCCTCTGGAACTCCAGAATTTATCATTGATTCAGCACCCCATTTATTTGCTGTCCATGCCTCATCAGCTTCTGAATACGCTTTTACTTTATGAGGAAATATTCTGGTTGCCTCATGTTGAGACATATGTATTTTATATTGATGACTATAGTGTGCATCTTCTACTGGATGTGGACCATAATACATTTGAATTTTTGATCTTGGACTATTCCACTCTATATGAATTTGCTCACCATTATATCTATATTTTCTAAATGAGTCTTGTATTTTTATAAAAGTTTTTCCATATCCATAATGGTTATTTACTCTTAGATCTCCCTGTGAATATAGAGACATCCTCATAGAATCCTCTATTCTGTAATTTCTGTACCAAAAATGTTGAATGACATATTTTCATCAGTAGACGAGTATACATATACTTCATCTCCAGCAGATAGAGTTATATTGCATGGAATCTTTTTATAATCATTATCTTGCAATAAATCATCCCAAACATAATAATGCTTTTCAGATATTCTAGTTAAAGTTTCCTGTTCTGGTAAAATAATTACATCATAAAATACTGGAAAAGAATTATGATTAGTAGCAAAAATATCTTTTAAAACTACACTAGTATTTGCTGGAACAGTATATACAAGCTTATATGGATTACCATTTACTGATTCTTTTAACCTGGCTATCCAGGCATAAAGTTCTCCATCTACTCTACTAAATCCTCCACCAAAAAGAATTCTTCCATCTTTTTGTATAAGTAAAGAGTTTACATTTCCAGTATCTAAAGTAATATCAAAGTTTCTATCCAAAGTTCCATCGCTATTAATTCTTGCTATATAACTTTTATTTATTCCACCAACGGTAGTAAACCCACCAGCAATAACGATCTTTTCATCTTTCTGTAAAGCAATTTCAAAAACATTTGATCCAACATTTGGATTAAAAGATGTGTCTAACGTTCCATCTGTATTTATTCTTGCTATTCTATTTCTTGTTGTAGAACTTACTGCTGTAAATCCTCCACCAACTAAAACCTTTCCATCTGGCTGAATTGCTAATGCATACACAATATTATTTACATTTGGATTATATGAAGTATCTAGCGTTCCATCAATATTTAATCTTGCAAGTCTAGTTATTGATGTACTATTAACTGTACCAAATTGTCCACCAATTATAATTTTTCCATCTGACTGTATAGATATTGCCCAAACTCTCCAATCAACTGTAGTTGTAAATCCAGTGTCTAGTGTTCCATCAGCATTTATTCTTGCTAAATAGTTTTTTGTTACACCACCAACTGTTGAAAAATCTCCACCAACCAATATCTTTCCATCTGACTGTACTGCTAACGCATATATAGTTCCATTGACATTCGGATTAAATGTTGTATCTAGTGTTCCATCTGTATTTAATCTAGCTAGTCTGTTTCTTGTTGTAGAGTTTACTGTAGTAAATTGACCACCAACTAAAATCTTTCCATCTGGCTGAACAACAACAACCTCACATGTACTATTGATTGTAGGACTAAATGATGTATCTATTCTTCCAGAACTTGTTAGTCTTTTTAAATTTCCACCAAATTGTCCAGCTACTAATATCTTTCCATCTGTTTGTTCTGCCATTGAAAATGTAACATTTGCAATATCTTGACTTGCATAAAATGTTCTATCTAGCTTTACGCTATCAAATTCTGTTGGCATATTATCTAGTGCAGTATTATAATATCCATTAAATTGACTAGATTCTCCTCTAGTTAAAAAATATTCAGCAAGATGTTTATAAGATATAGCCATTATGCAGTCTCCTCTATTCCATAAGCTTGAATTATTACATTATCTGCACCATACGACCTTGTATCAATAGCTAATGATTGCAAAGAATTTAAAACAATTCCACCATCTATTTCAATTTCTCCATCAAATCCTAAACTTTTTCCTTTAATCAAATAGTTTTTATTAAAAGAAGACATGCTTTCATTAATTTTAATTAGTCCTCCAGTTGTTACACCAGAAGCTACATCAAATCTTCCTGAAACAAAAATATGTCCAGATAAACTTTGTAAAACCTTATTCATTACTATTCCAAAAGAACCTCTTGATAGTATTGGAGCAGTAAAATTACTGTCAAAAGTTCCACTTGGATTCAATCTTGCCATATATCTACTAATATTTCCAGATATACTAGAAAATCCTCCAATAATAAAGATTTTTCCATCTGATAAAACTTCTATATCTGTAACAGTATCATTAGGATCTGGTCTAAAACTTTTATCAACAAATCCATCGCTATTTAATTTAGCAAGATAATTTACAAGGAATCCAGTTTGAAGTGAGCCTATAATTGTAAATCCACCAGATATAATAATCTTATCATCTGATAAAACTTTTACTTTTGAAATTGTTGAATTTACCCCATAAGTATACTGATTAATATCTTGAACATCTCTAACAAGAAATGATGTATCAAAGCTTCCATTTGAGTTTAGCCTATTCAAATATGAGGATCCACCAGTTCCATATATAGGACCAGAGTAAATTATTTTTCCATCTGATTGTATATCAAAATCAATACATCCATCATATGTGTATCCTGCACTATGTGAAAATGTTGTGTCTAAAGTTCCATCACTATTTAGTCTTGCTATATTTGGTCTTAATACTCCATTAACAGTGGCCCATTGTCCACCAATTAAAATTTTTCCATCTGGTAAAACTTTTACTTTATTTACAAGACCAACTTGATTAGATGCTGTTCTAAGTGTTGTATTATTGAAGGTAGTGTCTATAGTTCCATCAGTATTTATTCTTAAAATTCCAGTATTATATGCTTGACTTGGCTGAGTAATTGTTTGCATATTTGATAAATATCCACCAATTAAAATTTTTCCATCACTTTGAGTATCTATAGAATATACTGAAGAATTTGATGATGATATGAAAAATCCTCCAATAAGTGTTCCATTTGGATGTACTTTATATATTCTTAAATCTGTATCAGAATTCCAGCGACTAGCAGTTATTAGGTCCCCGTTACTATCCTCTTTCATTGCTGTTACAAATGGATAATTTCCTTCAGAACCAGTTGCTCCATATGGTTTATATGAAGAATCAACTCTAGATGAATATATAATAGACTCGTTACTATCAATAATCATTGCATCAACAGATGTTGGGTATGACGTATTTCTAATTTTTAATTTAGATAATATAACTGATCCATTTTCTGGAGCATTGATAGACAGTGAATTAATACCTTGCCCTAAAATCTTATAGTTAGTAGTCATTAACGTCCTCCTCCAAAAAACAATGCAGCTTTGATTATATCAGAATCAGTCGTTGTTCCGCCACCAGAAGTGACAGTAGACCAGGAAGCATTTGTTCCATCTGTAGTCAAATACTTTCCAGAATTTCCAGTTTGTGATGGCAAAGCGTCAATATTGTTTAATTCTGCTTTTGTAGCATATGTGGTTGAAGCAGAACTTGCTGTTAAATATAGGCTAAGAATGTCTGCATTATCACCTAGTGCTGCTGCTAATTCATTTAGCGTATTTAAAGTTTCTGGAGCACCATCTATAAGATTAGTTAATTCTGTTTTGGTTGCATAAGTTGTTGAAGCTGAAGTTTGTGTTAAATATGTCGTTGATGCCGAAGACTGTGTTAGGTAGGCAGAAAGATCAGGATTGAAATAGGCAAGAGCAGTCCAAGCAGATGAGCCGTTTCCAATTTTAAGTTTATATGTATCAGTTTCAAAACCTGCCTCACCTTGAGCTAGAACAGGATTTGCAGAAGTCCATTGAGCAGCAGTGCCCCTTCTGAGTTTGATTTGTGATGCCATAACATTCTAATTATATCATTAAATAAAAATAAAATTCGCAAAAAATCTGAAAAATTTCGCAAAAATCCAATTTAAAAATCTCGCTGAAAAAGCGGCGGAATAGTATACGTCCCCATACCCATATGTCTTACGACATCTATATGAAGTCTTGTTTCTCGTTATATAAATGTAATGTAGTTTCTGAAATATTACATTTTGATAACAATAGAACGAATTTTATGGGGTATTGAGTGTTATGATTTGACAACCCTTTAAAAGCTCTTTACAATATGAGTGCAACGAATCCCCAAAAAATGTAAAAATTACAAAAGGGGGAGGGGGGAATAAAATCAAAGAAAATAAAGAAAAGAGA